CTACGGCTTTACCCCACTCTTCTATAGCGTCACCTTTGTAGGTTCGGGCGTACTGTATCCAGTTTGAGCCGCTGCCAAACGCTGCGGGTACTCGCGCACCGGATCGGCCCCTGTCGCCTTTATCGGCCGGGTATCGGAGCATGTTGGCGGTAGCCCCGCCGGAGGTTACTTTACGGTTGCCGCCGATCATTATTTTAGGTACACGGTCGGAGCCTGCCCGAACACTATTAGCCAGGTCTTCACCCCAAGGACCGGCGTATGTGAGAGCTGCACTCTTCCAGGCTGGGACCATGTGCTTTTCCGCAATAACTTTAGAGGCCGTCCGTAGCTCTTTAGCAGCGTCTTTCGGCAGTCGGTTAAAGTCCCGTAGCAGTTCGCCGAGTCCCTGAATATAGACCTCGGACTGTCTAGCCACTTTCTAACTCCTCTAATATGGTCACAATTTCGCGGGGCTTGAGAGCTTTAACCTGGTCTATTGTCCAGCCTGTACGGAGAGCCATTTTTATTATTAAGCGGTAATGGCTTCCGTTTGGGTAGGGTCCACGGTTTCACTCACTAGGTCTACTTTGCACCTGGTCGAGCGAGCCCACGTTTTCACCTGGTTAAGGTTTAGCGGTTCTTTGCCTTCCACGTAGTAGTAAGCGATTGTGAGCCGTAAACCTTGCTCGCTCGGGGCTTTAGTCCCTTGCAGCTCTTCGTACATCATAAAGTCCACGGGTAAAGTCTCGACCTCGATCGGTTCTTTACCTTGGACTTCGATTTTTAGTTTTGGATACATGATGTCCCCCTAGACCTTAAGAAAACGCTACTGTGCCGGTGAATGTGACCGAGCAAGTTGCGATTCCGTCTGCTGCCATAGTCATCTCGGCAGATTCAATCGACATCCCGTTTCCGGCCCAATGACCGGCGGCGCTTCGAACGTCTACGGCTACGGTTTGTGCGCCTGCGATTGCGATTTGTAGTGCGTCGTATAGTCCGCTATTTTCGTCGTAAAGGAACTCTATAGCGATTGTGCTGTTGAGGTCCGTTTGGTCGAACGCGACACTAGAAAGGGTCTTTGTGCGGACGATTGTAGGCGTGGTGCTGATTGTGCCTGAGGTTACCTGATCCTCATAACCTATGGAGGCGACGTCTACAGTAAACGCGGCTCCGGCTACGGATATAGCGGCCATTTTTTATCCTTCTTTCATTTGCATAGATACGTTAATTTCGGTGGACATGACTGTTCCCTGGGCTCCAATGCTAAGAAGCTGCGGAGCGTTTACTAGTTCCACTAAGACAGTATCGGGTAACTCTACGAGTAGGGCGTCGATTGCGTCTTCTGTGGCTTTTGTGGCTGATTCGTTTACCCTGGCGTTAATGTTGATAAGGATTCGCCACCGGATTTCATAGTTAAGATTAGACCCTAAACGGTTTGGCCTGATCCAAGGAGAATCCGGTACGCACACTACAGACGGGGTTATAGGTGTCGCGGGTACTGTGTCGTAAATCTTGTACCCGTGGCCTGTGAGAGCTGCGACGATTGCCTCTCGGCTTTCTGTGGCGAGACTCACCCTACTACCCCTTTCATGTCAAGGTAGGGGGCGATTACTCCCATTACTCGACGTGTGAGCCATACCGATAAACGGTAAGGCCCAGGGGTAAAGTCCATTGAGACTGCTTCGCCTCCGGCACTCGACCGGGCTTGAAACATCTCGACGGCTACCGACATTGCAGCTTCTTTACAGGGTGATGGTTCATCGTCTAACGCTGTAGCGGTAATAAGGTAGCCGATTAGCAGTGAGGCGGCGTCGGCAACCTGGTCGAGTGTTGCGACGGCTGCACCGTCGTACTCGATGTCTAGGTTATCGGCGAGTTCTTCGCCTGTGACGAGTGCCATGCTAATCGGCTACCTTTCTTACTTATGCGTTAGCGACGCGGACAATGCCAGCAGGCAAATAAGCCGCAGTCGTCGCATAGCCATAGATAGATATATCGCGCCCAAGTTGAGCCACATTCTCGGCGGTTGCCAGGCGTGGGCCGTCCTCGATCCAGCGAGCTGCTTCGCCGTTGGTCACGATTGCGTTGTATGCGGCGTTAGTGTCAAGGTACTTTGCCCGGATTACTGGCAAGCCTGACACGCTGACTCGTAGGGTGCTGGCTGTTGCTACACCGGACACGTTTTGGACGCCGTATACGTCTGGGAAGAATGACGACCAGCCGCCAATTTTCTTGAAGACGGCGGTAGACACAAACACCGCGCTGGCCGGTACGCCGGTAGCGTCTTCGCACGTTACAGAAGCGCCGAAAACGGCTTCGCGGAAGCCTGCGCCTGTGGTGTCTGCTGCGAAGTCGTAATCTTGAAGTCCGGTACCGTCGTCCCAAAGATCTTTGGTAAATTGACGATCCGTAACTGTTGCGTATGACGCAAGCATGACGCGGTTGTGTGCGTCCAAGTAACTTGGGCTGGAACGCTCAAGCAACTGATAGGAAATATCGGAACCTGCTGCGTAAGTTGCAAGTGTCGCGGTTCCTTTTTCAAGGTCAATACGAACCGAATTAACTTCGCCCTTTTGGCTAGCCTGTGCCTCAACAATGTCGGTAAGTGTACCGTCGAAGTAAGGCCAGTTAAAGTCCATGCCAGTAGTACCAGCTGACTCTGGGCCACCAACGCCCGTAATGACGCGGCGTCCAAGGTCAATAATTCCCCGGACTTGAAGTGACCAGTTTGGGGGCATTACGCCTGGGTTGTTTGCTGTGACCTGGTCGACTAGGGCGCGGCTTTCGACTTCGCCAGCTAGTACTGCCTTGGAGTACTCACCAAATGAGCGGTACTTCGCAAGTGGGTGTTCGTTTGACTCGCTCGTAAAGACACGGGCGTGAATTGTTCCTACTTCTTCCCGGAGGCTTTTTACGGCTTCGCGTGCTTCTTGATCGACCGAGACCTGCTCGGTCGAGTCCATGGTCTCGGACATTGTTTCTCCTTCTTCTTCTTCTTCTTCTCGGATACTGCTAACTCCAGCGGTGGAGTAGGCAGGGTAGGGGGTGAGGCTAACCTCTAATAGGTTGGCGGCTGTGTGTTGAATTGCGTCACGGGCTTTACTCATAACGGATTTAAGCGGGCTAAAACCGACCGATAAACCTTTGATCGTGTTAGTCCTGGCTAGTACTGCTGCGTCACGGCCCAGGGACGTGTCGACAATATCGAAGTCGATGTAGAGTCCGTCCTCGCGGTTCTCGGCCCCGGTAATGATCCCCACGGGTTCACCGTGACGGTAAGCGAGAGGCTTTCCGATTACGTTGTCTAGGTCAAATGATCCGGGCGCAAATGACTCGCGTACGCCTCCAATCATTGTCTCGGTGCCATATGGGACTGCCATGCCGTGGCCGCTGCCTACGATGTCGCCTTCGTTACCTTCGCGCTCTTGGAATAGGACGGTCGATTCTGTGTTGAGTTGCTTCATTAGATTGCTCCTGGTGTCATGCTAAACACTCCTAAGGTTGGGAGGTCTAGCAGCATTTTTGCTTCGTCCTCGGTGAGTACGCCGAGGGGTAGCAGTTTGGTGATGAGGTCTGCGGTTTCGGTTGGGTTGGCGCGTAGAAATGCGGTTGTATCAAATTTAATTGTACGGCCTCGGGGCGTAACGTCTGGCATGCTTAGGCGTTGCTCGAATAAATGCATTATTGGGCGTAGGGCCGTGTCGAGCAGATTACGGTACAAGTCCACGCGATTAGAGTACGTAAGGCTGGATCCAGGCACACCGGCTCCGACCCAAACCGGATCCAAATTGGCTAGGCGAGCGATCGCGATTGCGGCTAGGTTCTTGGCCTCGACGAGCTGCACGTCGCGGGCGCTAAAACCCATAACCTGAGCGTCGATCGTGTTGTTAAGGTATGCGGTGCCACGGTTGGCCCTGGCTTCTTCCCATGCTTCTAACAGGGCGTCGACTTGCTCGGCGGGTAGGTCAGGCCCCGAGTTTTTTAGTGCAATACTGGGGATAGGCGTTTCGCTGTACATGAGAGTCGCGGCTTCTAAACTTGCGGCGGTCGAAATCGCAGTAGCTCCGTTGGCTAGCCAACCGCCTTCACCTGATCCGTAAAACTTGATAACGTCGCGGGTTGGTACTTGCCTGGCTAAATAGTAGAAAGGGTCTGCGGGTGGCTGGTAGTTTTCTTGGATTCCAACGTATACCGGCGGGGTGTCGATTACGTCCTCGACGCGCATAACCTCGATACTGGACGGGAACCCGTCGAATGTGCGCTCTGTGACTAGCCAGTAGGCCCGGTCGTACATGAGCAAGTCGGAGAGTGTGCGCTGGATTACTGAGGCGTAGGGGTAGATCTTGGACGGCATTTGTAGGAAGGGCCGGATAACTACGGGTTCGTCGTAGCGGTATTCGCGTAGTGCAAACGCGCTGATTGTGTGTGTGTAGGTTTTTAGGGCGTCAACAAATGCCGGTACTTGCATAGCCGTAACGCGATTAGTCCTAGTCCCAAGTTGGTTAGTTAGTAAGGCGTATAACCCGGCTGATTCACGAACATGCGCGGCTGCAGGACTCTCGGCCATAGCCTGGGAAATAGACTCTTGGCCGCGCACAATCGCGAGGGCTCGGGGGAACACCATGCCGCAATACTAAACGCATACCATGACTTAGCCGTGTTCATCTGTATTTGCACGGTTTAAGCGTGTCGGCGTGTCGCTATCCTGTTCGGCGTCGGTACTTGCTGGTATAGATTGTAGCTACACTTCGCGGCGCTTTTGCTGCCTGGCTAACTGCAAACATAACGGCCCGAGCTGCGTAGATTCCGTTACGGCCCATAGGCGCGGTAAGTACCCACCCGCCTTGCCTCATAGATATTTTGGAGTTAGCAAAATGCTCTTGAAGCACTTGAGATCCGTCGTGCCGTAATTGCTGGCGGCTAAATAAGTCTTGTAGTACTTGGGTAGCGCTGACTGCCTCACGCTGTCCTACTAGGGCGTCGAACTTTTGGCGCAACCTGTCTACATAGCCAGGCGTAACTTGCACATAGATTGAGGGGTGTTCGGCCCGGATCTTTTCGAGCTGCTTATCGACCTCGGCAATAGTCCGGTGAGTGGTTACCCGGATAACGATATGTCCGTCGGCATTAGGCGCGGCGATTGCTACGGCGTGGCCCATACCGTCAAAGTCTGTTTCTACGGCTACACTCCAGATGGCACTCTCGTCTAGTAATGCCTCCGGGTCGAGAGTGCCATTCCACCATTTATCTAGTAGCCAATGGTCCGACCGAATTACCCACTGGTTGCAGTACTGGCGCCTAAATGCGCTCTCTTCGATCCGGTCCCATTGTTCGGCTAGAAAGTTTTCGCGCTTCTCGCTCCACTCGGGACTGCCCCACTTCCAAGTACTTACGAGCGACGGATCTGCCTCCGCGGGTGCTGACCACTCCAAAAGTAGGACGCTACCTGGTTCGTCATCGTCAAGACGGTCGAGGGCTCTCTGCCGGTTTTGCTGCATAAGATCCGAGCTACTGTCCCCGGCCGTACTTACCAAAAAGATTTGTGGTTGTTCTCTGGCTATCATTGTGGGCAGTATCGAGTCGCTGATTACGCTAACGGGAACCTTCCAGGCTTCATCGACGAAGACCATAGAGCAGGAATAACCCACACCGGCCGAGTCGTTAGCTGCATGAATGAGCCAGCGGTCACCGGTCGGTAGTTCGATCCCGGCTGCTTCGTTGCCCCACTTAACGGCTTTCTTTCCGTAGACCTCGATAGCCCAAAGTCCCGCCGGGCGCATAACTTCAAGAGCTGTAGATCTTTTGTTAGCAATATGGAGGACAGTTTGAGTCTCTCCGAACAATTCGGCGTGGTGTAGGCGCCATAGACATAGGCCCCGGCTTAGCCAGGACTTGCCAGACTGACGGCCCACGGTAATCACTACGGCTGACCAAATAAGCCGCCCTTCTGTGTCATATTCGAGCGCTCGATCTAGTGCGTACTTCTGCCAGGCGAATAATTCCATTCCGTACACGGTTTTAAGCCACTCGGCGGCTTGCGGCCCGTGAGTACCCCCGAGGCCGCTAGGCGCTTTAGTTTCCAGTCTGGGCAAAACAAACCCGTCCGGGTGCATTCTCGGCTCATTCAGCCTGTATCCGGGCTCCTCGACCCCTTTGGGGGGAAGAAGCGC